CCAGGTAAAGACAAGTCAACTTCTTATAAAAAAGAAGTTAAACCTCAATCTGGCGACAAATCAGATAAATCTGCAAAATCACCAGTTGCTTCTAAGTAATTGTTGATTTAAGGAGAGTCGGATGAGTTTATATCTTAGAGAACACCTAACATACGATCAGGCCAGAATGTCTATCTTACACGAAGGCGAGAACGGCAAAGATTTGTTTATGAAAGGGATCTGTATACAGGGAGGCATTAAAAATGCCAACGAAAGAGTTTATCCTGTTAATGAAATAGGAAAAGCAGTAAAAACTCTTAATGACCAGATTAGTTCTGGTTATTCAGTTCTCGGAGAAGTAGATCATCCAGACGATTTAAAGATTAATTTGGACCGTGTGTCACACATGATTACTGAAATGTGGATGGACGGACCAAATGGATACGGCAAAATGAAAATTTTGCCAACACCGATGGGCCAACTTGTCAAAACAATGTTGGAATCAGGTGTGAAACTAGGCGTTAGTTCTCGTGGCTCTGGTAACATATCAGAGTACGGTAACGGCGAAGTTTCAGACTTTGAGATCATAACAGTTGATGTTGTGGCCCAACCTTCGGCACCAGGGGCTTATCCTACGCCAATTTATGAACATCTTTTAAACACAAAAGGTGGATTAAAGGCGAAGGGACTGGCGGCGGAAGTTAGAAATGATACAAAAGCCCAAAAGTACCTCAAAGAGGCACTAACAAATATAATAAAGGACCTAAAATAATGTTTGATATATCAAAACTAGTAGAATCAGGAGCAATTTCAGAAGATGTGCAAAACAGCATCCAAGAAGCTTGGGATTCGAAGATCAAAGAAAATAAAGAAACAGTAGGTGCTGAATTAAGAGAAGAATTTGCTAAAAGATACGAACACGACAAAGGCAACATGATCGAAGCAATCGATAAAATGATGTCTGAGAAGTTAAGCGAAGAAATCTCTAAATTTATAGAAGATAGAAAAGCACTTGCACAAGAAAAAATATCCTACAAAGAAAATGTAGGCGCTCACTCTGCTAAATTACAAGAATTCGTTCTTACTAAATTATCAGAAGAGTTAAAAGAACTACACAGCGACCGTAAAGGCGTTCATAATAACTTTGGTAAAATGGAAGAGTTTGTAGTAAACGCTCTTGCAAAAGAAATCAAAGAATTTCATGAAGACAAAAAAGGCGTTGTGGAAACGAAAGTTAAACTAGTAGCCGAGGCCAAAAAACAAATGGCTAAGATGAAAGAAGCTTTCATAACAAAATCTGCTAAAGTTGTAGAAACTGCTGTGAATAAAAAACTTGCTGAAGAATTAAGCACGTTGAAAGAAGATATCACAAAAGCAAGAGAAGTTAACTTTGGCAAAAAAGTATTCGAAGCGTTTGCGACCGAGTACCAGGCATCTTATTTAAATGAGAAATCTGAGACTGCGAAGTTGATGAAAGTTGTTGATGAAACAACTCTAAAACTAGCTGATGCTACGAAAGCTGTCGATGAAAAAAACGCGGTGATTGAGTCGAAGAACGCTGAGTCCAAAAGACAAGCAGACTTGATGGAACGCAAGGAAAAGATGGCTGAGATGCTCAAACCATTGGGCAAAGAAAAAAGTGAAGTAATGAGTCAACTGTTAGAATCAGTTCAAACAGCTAAACTCGAAGCTTCATTTAACAAGTATCTACCTCACGTAATGGCGGACAAAGCAGTTCCAGGAAAAACGAAAGTTCTTTCTGAAAGCGGCGGCGACAGAGCGAAAAGAGAAGATGCTGAAATAACAAATATTCGTCATTTGGCGGGTATATAATATAAACTAAAGGGGAAAGATACAAATGTCAGAAATATTTGAATCTAAATGGGCAGAGACTAAGACTGCTCTAACTGAAGGTTTAGCGGGCAACAAGAAAAAAACGATGGATGTCATTTTAGAAAACACTAAAAGATATTTGTCAGAACAAGCTACTGCAGGTGCTACATCTGCTGGTAACGTTGCTACGTTAAACAGAGTGATTCTTCCAGTAATACGTAGGGTTATGCCTACTGTTATAGCGAACGAGATCGTTGGTGTACAACCAATGACTGGTCCGGTTGGACAGATCCACACACTAAGAATAAGATATGCAGACACAGTGGCGTCAAACGCGACAGCTGGTGAAGAAGCATTATCTCCATTCAAAATTGCGAGAGCGTATTCTGGTAATACAACAGATGGAACGCCTAAAGGTAGCTCAACAGCGGCTTTAGAAGGTTCACCTGGAAACAGATTATCAATACAAATCTTGAAACAACCGGTAGAAGCGAAATCTAGAAAATTATCAGCTAGATGGACTTTTGAAGCGGCTCAAGATGCTCAAGCACAACAAGGTATAGATGTAGAAGCAGAAATCATGGCGGCTTTAGCTCAAGAAATTACGGCTGAAATCGACCAAGAAATCATTGGCTCACTAAGAACATTGGCTGGAACAGCCGCTGAAACTTATGACCAATCAGCTGTTTCTGGTACTGCAACTTTCGTTGGTGATGAACACGCGGCTTTGGCTGTGTTAATCAACAGAGTTGCTAACTTGATTGCAACAAGAACACGTAGAGGAGCTGGAAACTGGACAGTAGTTTCCCCAACTGCCTTAACTGTTTTACAATCTGCAACAACATCAGCATTTGCTAGATCAACTGAAGGTACTTTCGAAGCACCTACTAACACAAAATTTGTTGGTACGTTAAACGCTTCAATGAGAGTATACGTTGATGCATATGCCGTAGACGCAACCGACGTATTAGTTGGTTACAAAGGAGCAAGTGAGGCAGACGCACCAGCGTTTTATTGTCCTTACATTCCTTTAATGTCAAGTGGCGTTGTACTTGATCCGGCTACGTTCGAACCGGTTGTTGGCTTCTTAACAAGATATGGATATGTAGAGTTAACAAACACTGCAAGTTCACTTGGTAATGCGGCTGACTACTTAGGTAAAGTAGCGATCACTTCAGCAAACTTAAAATTTAAATAATCTTTTTATAGATTATTTTGAATCTTAGAGAAAGGCGGCTTCGGTCGCCTTTCTTTTTTTGTGACTAAAAACTTTCTTTTTATATACATATAATAATTTTTTTTATATTCATATTAACCACATACCAAATAGTGTAATATAACTTAGACATTTTGTCTTCTAAATAATTCTAAGATTCGTATCGAATCTTAACATCAAGGGAGGTCCATATGGATATCATGATGAAAGTTAAAGGATGGGCAAAAGGATTAGCTGATGTAGGCGTAAGTCTAATAGCATTAGGAATCGTTTTAGAAATCCTATTTAATGGTCAAGGTGTTCCGTTCTGGCCACACATTTCTGTCATTGGAAATGTTCAGAGCGTACTTGCTGGCTTTTCAGATCAAGGTTTGGTCGGATTAGTAGCAGTTTGGATTTTATATCATATCTACAATAGAAAATAATATAATAATCTAGAAATACGTTAACCTCAAAGAGTGGTGTAACTACTTTAAATTTTACACCACTCTTTTTTTTATTTTTTTTTCATAAATATGGACAGTTCAAACAGAGCTCCACTCAAGTGGAGACTTATGCGGAATTAACCGCGTAGTGAGTAGAACTCACATTAGGCTCTGAACAGGAGAAAACAAATGGGAAGACCAATCAAAAAAACTAACTTTAGTACAAGTTATTCCCCGGGAGCAACTGGTATCGTTGAGGTAACAGCATATTTTCCGGTAGGTGGAACATTACAACAAAACGATAATTCGTATGTTGTATCACAAAGAGGATCTAAGAGATTCAAAGTTCACCAAGCGAATGATTCATCTGAAGCAGTTTACACTTTAAAGTCAGTAGCACCAGCATCTTTAGTTGCAGGTGAATGTTGCATTAAAGTAATATTAGACGACTCTGCACTTGCTTACGTAGAAAGGTTCTATAACAGAACTATACACTATGTAACAAGCGGTGGTACGGCAGGTACTACTCCGTGGACACTATCAAGTGAAGCGGCAGAAGACACTGTACAATCCGGCAAAGGCGTTGTAGATACTATCTAATAAATCAACACGTGCTTATATAGGGGGAGTTTCTACTCCCCCTTTCATTATATAAATAACTGTACATGGCAAAAACTCTACGTACATCAGGTGATTATACAGTAAAAGCTGGCAACGGATTTTCGGGAAATAATGACATTATCCTAGATTCTCGCACAGTTATTGTTAAAGGCAGTATGGATATTGAAGGTGAATCAACAACCATTGACACTGCAACATTATCAGTTGAAGACCCAATTATTATTTTAAGCAGAAACAATTCTATACCAACTGACATCGATGCTGGAATATTGATTAGTAGAGGTGCGGCAAACAATGCGGCTTTTTATTGGAATGAAGGTGAAGATGTTTTTAAAGCAGTTACTACAACTTCTACAGGCTCTGGCCTTTCAATAACTGATACAGCATTGGCAAAAATTCAAGTAGCAACACCTTCATCAGGTTCAGATGCGGCTACAAAATCTTATGTAGATACAGAAATAGCTAGTGGAGCCACTGCGTTTGTAATAAATTTTTCGGGAGATGATTCTACACTTGTTCCAATTGGTAGTGGCAATACTATACAATTTAAAGGTGATACTGAAAGCAACATTCATCTAGCTGTAACAGATTCTCCAGACAAAGTAACAGTTAGTTTGGACCACGATTTAACAAATATTAGTTCAATAACAGCATCATCATCTAATAGTAATTTAGATTTAATAACAAGTGGTAC